GGTTGTTCGCGGGAAATGAATCAAAAACGGGGATTTCTGTAACTGAAAACACCGCGATGCAATTGTCCGCGGTATTCGGGGCGGTTCGTGTAATATCGGAAACGATGGCAACATTGCCTTGGCACGTCAAACAATCGACGGACGGAATGGTCCGCAATGCCGACGCGCATCCCATCAATAAATTGATTCACACACCGAATCAATTGATGTCGGATTTTACATTCCGCGAAACGTGTCAAGCAAATCTTTGTTTGCACGGAAACGCATTCATCGCAATCAAACGAGACAACGCGGGGAACCCAATCAAATTGATTCCGATTGCACCCGAACGCGTATCGGTGAAAATATACGAGGACGAAAAGTTTTACCAGATAGACGACAAAGAAACATTCGACGATTCGGAAATGATTCACATTGTCGGTTTGGGATTTGACGGCGTTGTTGGGAAATCTGTGATTGAATGCGCGCGTGAATCCATTGGCCTTGGATTGGCCGCCGACCAATTCGGTGGTTCATTCTTTGGAAACGGCGCGAACATTTCAGCGGTGTTGACACACCCAGCAAGATTGAGTGACGAAGCCTATAAACGATTGATGCGTTCCTGGTCGCAAAGAAACACGGGATTGAATAATTCACACAAAACCGCCATATTGGAAGAAGGCATGAACGTGACCAAATTGTCCGTTTCACCGCAAGATTCACAATTTATTTCCACGCGGAAATTTGGCGTTGAAGATATAGCAAGATTTTTCCGTTTGCCGTTGGCTTATCTGGGTTCTATGGACCAAAGTTCAACGCGGGCGAATGTGGAAGAACAAGGAATCATGTTCCAAAGGAATACGATTTTGCCATGGGTGAAAAGATGGGAAGCCGAATTGAACCGAAAATTGTTTGTCGGTGATTCCGACTATTACATCCGATTTGAAATGGATGGATTGTTGCGTGGCGATATAAAATCGCGTTATCAATCTTATGCCGTCGCGCGTCAATGGGGATTTTTGTCCGCCAATGACATTCGACGTTTTGAAAATATGGAACCGATTGACGGCGGCAATGTGTATTTGCAACCGCTGAACATGACGGACGTTTCCGCCAATCTAAACGACGCAAACGATGCCGTGGAATAATTACCCTAAAGCGGCGCGAGATAATGCGTCAAAAGCGTTGAAACACCGCGAGGAAAACGGAACAGATTGTGGAACGCCCGTGGGTTGGCAACGCGCCAACCAATTATCAAAGGGCGACCCGATTTCGGACGATGTTTTGGTTCGCACTTATTCTTTTTTATCACGCGCCAAAGTGTACGACCAGGGTGATTTTTTTGATGAGGATGGAAAGGAAATTTGTGGTTCAATAATGTACGCGGCATGGGGTGGCGATGAAATGTTGCGTTGGGCAAAAAGAACGATTGAACAAATGGAAGAAAAGAAAAGACATATAAAATCCGTAGTTGAAACAGATGAAGAAATCGTCATCACGTTTGGCAAATCGGGAATGGAAGAAAACGGATATAAAGAAGAAGAACGCGCGGAACCCGACGAATTGTCGGTTGGCGATTTCGTCAAATGGAATTCATCGGGCGGCAATGCTTACGGACGAATTATCCAAGTGGAAACCGACGGCGTGATTGAAGCGGATTCGGGTTTTGAGGTAAACGGAACAAGCGACGACCCAGCGGCGTTGATTCGGTTGTTTAGATATTCGAGCGAAGAAGACGCGTACATTGAGCGCAAACCCGTTTTGAATGTGGCGCATCGTTTCAGTTCATTGGAAAAATTTGACGCTGAAGTTCGGAAATCGTCTGGCGTTATTGAGCAACGCGAATTCCGAATGGAAAGCATGGAACACAACGGAAACGTCGTTCGCGGTTATGCCGCGGTTTACGATTCGGATTCCGAATTCATGGGATATTATGAGCAGATTGAAAAAGGCGCATTCGACGACGTGATGAATGACGACGTTCGCGCATATTACAACCATGACGAAAATTATTTGTTGGGGCGTGTGTCAAGTGGCACGCTAAGAATCGGAACGGACAAACGCGGTTTGTATTACGAAGTCGATTTGCCCAACACAACTTATGCCAATGATTTGGTTGAATTGATGAAGCGCGGCGACATCAATCAATCGTCGTTCGCATTCCTAATCGGTCAAGACAGATGGGAAGAACGCGACGGCAAAACCTACCGAATCATTGAAAAAGTATCACGTTTGATTGATGTCAGTCCCGTGGCAATGCCCGCGTATCAAATGGCGACATCGGAATTGAAACGCGATTTGGAAACAGAAACACCACCAATTGAAACATCACCACCCAACGCGGGTGATTCTGGTTCAAAAGATGGCGAAGAAGTGTCCAACATTTATTTGTATAAAAGTAAAATTCTAAATTTAACACGATGAAAAACATCGAATTAAGAGGCCAAAGAGCCGAACTAATCAAAGGCGCGATGGCACTTGTTGACAACGCCCAAAAGGAAGGTCGTTCATTGAACGCCGAAGAACAACAAAAATTCGACGCAATGGAAAGCGACGCGCGTTCAATGATGACGCAAATCGAAACGTTGGAACGTGCGGCGGACATGAAAAAGGAATTGGCGGCAAACGCTGAAGCACGCGAAGCATCACCAAAGCAATCACGCACGGCGGTTTTTGGTAAATACCTAAAAAGAGGTTTAGCGGGTCTAAACGCAGAAGAACGCGCACAATTGACAAGCACGCCCTCGGCTGGTGGTTTCTTAGTGCCAGAAGGATTCAGCGGTGTGTTAGACGTTGCAACAGAATTCACGGGTCAAGTTGAAGCGTTGGCTAAAAAATTGGACACGGCAAGCGGTAATCCGTTAGACTACCCAACTGTGAACGACACGGCGGCGGCAAACAATGCGGCAATCAAAGCCGAAGGCGGTGCAACAACTGCAACCGACATGACGTTCGGAAACGTTGCGTTCACGTCTTACAACTACACGTCTTTAGTTCGTGTATCAAAGCAATTGATTGACGATGCTGGGTTCAATCTTGATTCTTTCTTGGTTGAAGCGTTGGGCGAGCGTGTTGCACGCGCTACAAACATCGATTTCACATCGGGTAACGGAACAGACAAGCCAAAAGGAATCGTTGCAGAATCAACGGGTTCTTTGGAAGTTGCCGCATCGGGCGCATTGGTTGCACAAGATATTTTGAATCTTATCCATTCAATTGACCCAAGCTACAGAAACAAAGCGTCTTTCGGCCTTATGTGTTCGGGCACTATCATGGCGGCCATTCAAAAACTTGGCGTTGGTAGTTCAAACGATTTTCCAATCTTCATCCCGTCGATGACGGCTGGTGAGCCAGACAAATTGTTCGGGTACAATGTGTACTATAACAACGACATGGATAGTGATTTGGCCGCGGCTGAAAAAGTATTGTTGGCGGCAGATTTCGACAAATACGTTGTTCGTCGTGCTGGTGGTGTTAACTTGATTCGTCTTGACGAAAGATACATGGACGAAATGGAAGTCGGGTTCTTGGTTAGTGCAAGACGTGACGGACACGCGGTTGACACGCGCGCAATCAAAGCACTTTCTGGTAAAACTGCTTAATGAAAGTCAAGTTCAACCAATCGGTTGTCGGGAATACATTCCACCACGTCGTTGATGACGTGGTGGATTTACCCGAAGCCGAAGCACGAAAGTTTTTGAATTCGGGTCTTTGTGAGGCGGTCCCAGAACCACCGAAGAAACGCGCGAAAAAAGCGGTGAAGAAAACCACATCAAAACAAACACGATAAATGGCCTTTGATATTGTAACGGCGGCGGCGTCCGAACCAATCACATTGAGTGAAGCGAAGAATTTTCTTCGCGTTGACCATAGCGATGACGACACATTGATTTCGGCATTGATTACGGCATCACGTCAAATGTGTGAAGAATACACGCGACGCATTTTGGTGACAACCACCATTGACGAATACTTTGATAAATTCCCAATGAACAGATGGGAAAATTTGTCAAATCTTATTTATTTGTCACGCGGTCCCGTTGCATCAATAACATCGGTCAAATATGTGGATGAAATAGGTTCCGAAGTCACAATCACGTCCGACCAATACATCATTGACACGATAAGCGAACCCGCACGAATTCAATCGACGGCGGGATGGTTTGCCGCGGCGGGTGTCGTCAATCAAGTCATTGTTCGTTATGTTGTTGGGACGGATGTGTCATCCATTCCAAAACCATTGATTCAAGGAATGATGTTGGTGATTTCGGATTTGTACGACCAACGCAATGACCGCGTGAAGGCATTGCCAACGGCGTCGGAATATTTGTGGAACCCATACCGAATCTTTACATTCTAATGATTGACCATGCTGGACAATTAGACCGACGAATTGAGTTTCAAAATCAATCAACATCGGTTGACGATTTTGGACAAAACGTTGGTGGCTTTTCAACGGCATTTTCCCGATGGGCAAAGGTCGAAGAAAAGAGCGGAACAGAAGGTGAAGAAGGCAACCAGATGGTTGCCACAAAGCGTGTTCATTTTTTCATCCGCTATGATTCAGCAGTTCAAGAAACGTGGCGCATTGTCTACAATTCAAAAACCTACACAATCGATGCGATTTTGAACGCCGACGCGCGGCAATCGTTCATGAAGATTGTGACAACATTGAAGGACTGATGGGATTCAATACGTTTCAAAGAATCAAAGGTTCAAACCAAGGTCGTGGCGGCGGTGGTGCGTTCATCGGTTTTGATGAAAAGGACATCAAAAAGGAATTCGAACGCGCATTCCAAGAGTTGGAAAATCTACACGATGGCGTCACAACGGCGCAAATTCGACGCATTGCGCGGGCATCATTGAAACCAATGTTGAAAGCGTATCGCGACGGAATCACCGATTTCCCATCGTCATCGACATCCGAAAAGGGACGCAAGAATCCACGCGACAAATTTGTCGTGTATCGCAACGGCGGCGTTTACGCTGAAATAACGAAAGGACAATTGCGGAAATCAATGGGGATTATCACCACGCGTGTGAACAAGGGTTCAACATTCGCATCGTTGCAAGTTGGACCGCGTGTCAAACGTAGTTTCAAAGACCCTGAAAAAGGCGGTTGGTTTGCTCATTTCATTGAATACGGGTATTTGAACAACGGAAAGTATAAAGGCGCAAACGTTGGATTCGCAAGAAAAGCACGGATGCAAAATTCCGCGGGTGTTGGACATGAGTTCAAACGACGGATGCGTTCGTTCTTAAACAAACAAACAAAAGCCGCACGGATATGATTGGGAAAGTCATCAAATCAAAATTCACCAGCGATTCAGCGTTGAACACGTTGTTTGGTGGACGAGTTTTTCCCGTGGTTGGCGAACAGACAAAAGCGACGCCGTTCGCGGTTTATGAGGTGGTGAGCATTTCCACGACAATGTCAAAGGAAAGCGATTCACACATTGACGAAATTGACGTCCGAATCACTATGGTTTCGAC